CAAGAGTCACACTAGGGGGAATGATAAACGAACGTGGCGCAGACCGCGTGGGGCATACCTAGCCGTTGACCCTGATATGTATCAGCCTAGCCCATACTCGACGACAGTACCACGCATACTAATATGTGGTGACACGTCTGGCTCGATAGGTGGAGCAGAGTTAAATAAGTTCTTAGGCTTCATGCAACAGCTATGTGATGAGGTCAAGCCTAACGGGGCGGATATAGCGTGGTGGGATATGAAGGTGTGTGGGGTAGACAAGTTCGAGGGGGGCAAGATCAACCTGTTAGGTGCGGTTAAGCCTAAGGGTGGGGGTGGCACTGACCCATCATGTCTGCCAGAGTGGATACGGAAAGAAGGTGTGAATTATTGCTGTGCGGTAGTCATCACTGATGGTGAGTTCTATGGTGAGCGTGTAGGACAGTGGGATATACCTGTCATGTGGCTGGTAGTAGGTGGGTATAAGGCATCAATACCTGTAGGACAGGTGGTGCACGTGGGGGAGGAGATGTGAAAACCATAATCCATGTGAACCAGCACATCATCAAGAAGAATAGGCGGGATGGGACTAATGACCCTGTGTTAACCGTCAAGACGTACAAGAGCAACGTGTATGCAAGTGAAGTAGTAATAGAGGGAGCATCGCGGGTGGTGTATAGACCAGATCAACCGCTATCATGTGGTGCTCATGTGTGGATCGAAACGGACGCTAATGTAATAACAACCTAAGGAGAAATACCATGACACAAGCAAATATCAATGCAGTTATATGTGAACTATCAATCGGTGTATGGACTGCGCGTAAGCTAGACAAGGCAGCAAGCCGTGAAGTTAAGCATAGTAAGGGTGCTAACAGCGATGATGCGGCACGGGTTAACAAGAACCTTATGGCAGGGATGGACAACCTTAAGAAGGTGACTGAGTTTGTGGGTTCAATACGTACCGACTTCTATGCCATGACCCTACCGTGGTCTGATAGTGGGCAACGTCTTGTACCAATGGCGCAGTTCTTTGAGTTAAAGCAGTGGCTTAATGATAAGGACAATGAGTATCGGGCACTGGTGGATAACTTTCTGTATGAGTACCCCAACCTTATATCAGCGCAGGCGTTTCAGTTAGGGGATCTGTTTAACAGGAACGAGTACCCAACAGCCGATGAGATTCGCGGCAAGTTCAGGTTCAGCACGTGCTTCCTACCATTACCGACCGCTGGTGACTTCCGTGTGGATTGTGTACAGGAGGTTAAAGATGAAATGGCAAATGAGTATGAGCAGATATTGATGAACCGTATTAACTCAGTGAGTACCGACCTATGGGATCGACTCCATACCACACTCAAACATATGAGTGAGCGATTAGGGTATGACGAGCTTGGCAAGGCTAAGGTGTTTAGGGATACGTTAGTGGATAACGCGGTGGATCTGTGTGACCTACTAAAGAAGCTGAATATCACCAATGACCCCAAGCTAGAGTCAGCCCGTAAAGAGCTAGAGTCTACGTTACTAGGGGTAGATGCAGGGGAGTTACGTAGGACAGGGGCGCGAGAAGAAGTTAAGGCGCGTATCGACCGCACACTAGATGCTTGGTTCTAAGGAGAGATGAGATGATATATGAATTTAGGCAGGTCGTGGCACAGTACACCCATGTTGAAGCTGGTGATGTGGAGGAAGCATGGATACTGTTCACTAGCGGGGATATAGACCCGAGCATTACTGACTATTTTGGAGAACCATCAATACAGGAGATAACAAAATGAAAAAATATATATTTAGGCAGGAAGTTATTGAGTACCAGTATGTAATGGCGAATAGCGAGAGAGAAGCATGGACAGCCTTGTCACAAGGGAACTCGAAGCGTATGGACAGTATGTATGAGTCCGAGGAGATCGAGTCGGTCGATGACGTACCTTATGATGAGATTGATGAGGAGGATGAGTCATGAAACCGCTAAACTATGAAAGAGAAGCAGAGAAGTCAGGAAGTAAGTCCCGATACGGTGGTCAACAGGATTGGTCGTGCACCCCCCTATCAGGCACAAGCCTAACAGAGAAAGGTGAGTTCCATATAAATAATACGGGGGCGCATGCTCCTGAGTGGAGGGAGGCAATGGATAGGGAGTTTGGTCTATTGATATGCAAGCCTAAAGATATGCCAAGACGCATAGTTACAGACACAGGTGAGCATATTAAGAATGCTTGGTTCAGTGCAGAGCATTGGTTTATGTATGACAAGGAGTACAACAGAGTGGTGTCTACGTATGGGGGGATACGATACAAATATACGACAGAGCACCCCATTCCACGTAAGAAGATTGTGACACTTAGACCCGACCGTGGTGCATTTAAGGCGAGGTGGAATAGTGAGCCAATAGCAGAGCTACGGGAGATGTGCAATACCTTGATGTTGTTAGAGCCAGAGGCATACACCAACGAGACTACGGGGTTTAGGTGGAGCAAAGGTGTGGGTGAACCAAGAAGCGAAGTAATGTTGACACTGCTGGCTCACCCCGACCTACTAGATACTACGAAACCAGCACATCGGGCGGTGGTAGCATATGTGAGCAGTGCTAAGTTCGAGGCGTATGTTAGGAGGACATCAATGGACGAACGGCAGTATAACTACTTACGATTGGAGGTGTAACATGTCAAGCCATGCAAAGATAGCAAGGAGATGGGTAGAGGGTGGCAGACACCTTAAGAACCACAACCTCGTCATGAGGGGCGACCTGATAGATTCCTACCAGCAAGGGTACTCTATAGCTAGGATAGATAGGGAAAAGAATGTGGCGTATGTCACCACGAGGGGGTATAGCATGTCAACGCAGAGGCACATAGCCCATGTAGAGGATGCACTACGTGCGGCTAGGGTAAATGTTATACATTTATATAACCCTGCGGATTCGCTAGAAGCTAACTTAGCTACAATGCACGCCCTCTACCTAGGGGCAAGACTGAATTCCGCTGTTAGGTGGGGTAGGGATAGAGTGTGGGCACTGAGGTCTACCTATACTAACTACGAGAACCTTGCCGCGCATATGGGTGTGTCTATAGTAGATGAGCTAGATTACATACATGCAGTAGAGGATCGTAGGGCTGAGAAGGTAGCGAAACGTGAGGAGAACACTGCCGAGAATATACGCAGGGCATTAAGTACGTGGCAGAATTGCAAGGGTGAGTGGCAGCGTAGGTTTGCGGGTAGCTATGTTCGTGCTGTTGATCGGTTGGTGAGGGTAGTAACGCATGACCCCTTGCGGATACAGGTGAGCGATCAACACCCCGAGAAAACTAAGGGGTGGCATCACAGTAGTCAGGTATACATACAAACCAATAACTTTGGGATTGAGCATCTGATAGCACATGACCATACACTTACACAAGATGAACTTAATTACATTACTACGGAGGTAAATGATTATGAGCAACAACAACAACAACAACAACAACAACGACCATCACAAGAATTGTAACCCATACCTAAACGCCCCTAGAGGACGTAATCTAGGCTATAAGACATGCAGGTGGAATAGGGAGGATGCGATGTTTGTTAAGTGTGTAGCACTAGGCATTATAGGGACTATATTTATTTTGGCTACCTACTTGACTCTGTGGATCATAGGCGGATAATGGAGGATCGAACTAAGGAACGAGTGAATAGCGATGAATGAGGACTTCGGTGGGCAAGAAGCATTGACGGCATCTGAGACACATTGGCGGTACGGTGCGCCAGTTAACACACGGTCGAAGTGTCTACTACTGACAAGCCAAAAGATAGCCATAGTAGGTGAGTGGGGTTCGGGACTAGGTGTCATCGCATGGTGTCCGTTACCCAAACGAGATAAGAACCACGAGAATATTGTAGGCTTGTAGACTGTAAAGTTAAGTAGGTACGATTGTAAAGTTAAGTTGCTGTAGGAATCCCCAGCGTGAGGTGGGATGGTTATTGGGCCGAAAACACACGCAGCTTATGATAGGCCAAAACTTGACGGATCTATATCCGTGGGCCTCCAGCTTATGTGTAAGCCGACCTACCCCCGTAAGGGGTAACTTTAAGGATTGATAAAAAATGAGTTGGAGACAGTCTAAAGCAGGGTGTGATGATTATCATAAATGGATTAATAACTCCATAGGCTATGCAGAGTTTATGGAGGGAGAGTATGGGTATATGACTTTATATACACATGATTTTGACTCAAAGGCTGACATAGAAGCACTTAAACAAAGTATAGATCAAAGAACAAACACGTCATTATGGAGTTTAATAGACGCTCATTACCCGTTGTGGGCTAATAAATCAAACGATATAGTTATAGAAGCGCCGATAATAAAGTGGTACTACGAACACGGATTCAAAGGCGATAAAAGAATATATTACGAACAGGAGGTAGCAAATGGAATCATTACTGCTATGGTTAAGTCTGGTAGTGTACTTTGAGTCAAGGGGTGAGCCTGAGGCGTGCCAACGTGCAGTAGCGCATGTAGTGTTGAATCGGACTAAGGATGGGGATGTAGCCAAGACAGTGTTAGCACCTTACCAATTCTCATGGGTTCCTGAGAAGATGCATAACGGTGTGCTACGCCCTGAGCACCGCCCCAATAAAGAATCCCCTGCATGGAAGCAGTCAGTTGCATCGGCAATGAAGGCCATATATACGGTAGACTTCTACGAGGCTACGCACTTCCACGCAACGTATATACCCAAGCCTAAGAGCTGGTCAAACCTTAAGCTGGTACATACATGTGGGCAACATCATTTCTATAAGGAGATAGCATGAAAAGATCTTGGGGTAAGAACAGTGAGTACAGCACAACGGTTATATACGTGATGACGATAGGTGGGTCAGTTATTGCATTATTAGCTGTGCTAGGGGTAGTGCACGTACTTGAGTGGATGGGGGGTTGATATGAACCAAGAATGGGAGGCGTACCTCTACGAACAAGGCGAAGTAAACGAGGAAGAACCCATGAATGAGGTGAAGGCATTGCGGTTAGCGGCTGGCCTTACTCAGCGTGAACTAAGCGTAGCAACTGGCATCTACCCCGGAAAAATAACAGACGCGGAACGGGACATTAGAGCATTAAACGAAGAGCAGTGGGAGCGCATACAGTTGGTGTGCGACGACAGGATAAAGATATTCAAACGAGATGCAGGATTAACGATTAAGTTGGGCTAGGCAGACATGCCGAAAATGTCTTGCGGGATTCTGCGTCGGGAAACCCAGTAATCTCGATAGATAACCGCCTGACTTATTCACTTTGGAGAAACGTATGAACGAAGAAGGACAAAGGAACGCAGATGAAGCTGCTTGGTCTGAGGGTAGGATTCAGTGCGCTGCCGTTAGAGATGTTAGGCTGGATGAGGCTAGGAATGATATTCGCGCTATAGACGCTGCTTGGTCTGCTTATCATGATTCTTGTGTAGCTATTGATGACCGTTGGGATGCGGCTAGGGCTAAGAGAGGGGCGGGGCGTATGACAACTAGAGAAGAACTGGTGAAGGATGTTGATACGGCGATGACTGCTTGGCATGCTGCTGATGATGGCACAGCCGCTGATTGGCACTTTGCTGCTGTTGCTTGGGACGTTGCTAAGGCTGCTTTGGCTGATTACGACGAGGGGAACACATGAACTACAAAGACATAAAAACTTTCTCTGAGAGGTGCGATTCACATCCTGACCATCAGAGCGGGATGGTTACTGAGAGGGATATTCAGCGTAGGCTGAATGAGGAAGTGGAGGAACTGAGAGAGTACGTCGAGAATGGTCTTGCGGAAGGGTGGATATATGAAGTGGAGAACACATGAGTGATAGCAGAGATGAGTTAGCAGCAATGGCAATGATGGCATTAGTTATTAAGTATGGCTACAAGTGGGGCGAAGGTGAAGAAGAAAGAAGTCACAAAGGTGCAGTAACGGCATACAAGATAGCAGATGCTATGATTAAATATAAAAAGGAGATGAAGAAAAATGAAAGCAATGATTGAGGTAGAGATAGATGACACGGTAATAGTTGAGTCGCTACGTAATTCGATTGATCTTAACTGGCCCTTCCGTAAAGAACCCGGGATGGGGGTACTACATACATCACTGCTTAACGTGTTGTCATACCACATGGAAGATAGGGAGTTTACGTTGTACTGCAATGCCAACAAGCATTACCTAAAGAAAGAGCAGACAGTAGAAAAAACAATGAAGAAGGAGCGACACAAACGAGCACAAGAAAGATCGGAGTTACTACGTAAAGGGTATGATGTTGGGTATAACCAAGGGATTAAAGAAGCACTAGATGAAGTAGCAGCAGGACGTATACACCCAACCTAAGGAGAATAAAATGGCAGTAAAAGTATATAGATTAGCTACAGGGGAAGATATTATAGGGACAGTACTGAGCACCGTATCTACCTCAGGACTACTAATGGGTGTAGATGCACCTAACTACACAACAGTAATACTTAAATCCCCAGTAGTAATTACTATGAAAGAAACAGCAACAGGTGTGGGTTTGACCTTATCACCTTTAACCTTATACATAACCGGTGACTTAGCTATACCCCGAACCTCAGTAGTATTTGAAGGGTTTGCCGAGAAGCGACTTATGGATGAGTACAACATCAGGTTTGGTTCTGGGCTAGTAGTAGCCGATGCAAGCGTAATAACCAACCTAAAATAGATATAGGGGAAGATAATGCATCTATACAAGGTAGCAGTGATTATAGCCGTAGGGGTAGTAATACTTGGGGCTGGCATGCTAGGTGGCCTTGCTGTACTGATGTGGGGTAGCTATGGCTGATAAAGAAGGGAACTTCACTGGTGACGGCTTATGGGCTACGTATAAAATGGCTGACATGCTGGCTGCTGTGCAAAACGCATACGGCACACCCCATGAAGAGGTAGGTGTTGGGGGGTATACACCTCAAGAGATAAGCGAGATGTATGAGGAAAACAACCGACTACCCGCAGGGCGGTTCAGTTCCGACCAGATATACCATGCAAAGAAAGCGATAGACACATACCGCCGAGAGCATGGGCTACCTCCTAGGGTCGAGAGGGTGCAGACACAATCAATACGCAAGTCCAAGCGGATGATAGAGATAGAGAAACTTATGACGCTAGGTGTATCACCTGAGGATATAGCTGGACACGTTGACCAAGCAGTAAAGACAGTAAGAAGGGCTATCAATAGGATCAAGGAGAAACAACGTGAAGCTAGTAGATGATGATGTGGTAAGGGAGTTGGGAGTAATCTCAAAGATAGATGTACCGCCAGAGAAGATGCTAAAGGCTGCATTAGAAGCTGATCTCGAGTCATGCGTAATCATGGGTTGGGATAAGAAAGATGATCTGTACTTTGCATCATCAATAGCGGAAGGGGGTGATGTCTTGTGGATAATGGAGCAAGTTAAACTTGCATTGATAAGCGGAGTAAAACATGAGCGAACGTGAGCTTCAGCAAATGGCAGGGGAACGTAGGTTGGAGAAGCTAAATGGTTTTTCTGGTGAGTTCAAGGCGCTGGTTAAGAAGTATGTGCCTGAGTACGACCCCATCATCGTAGGACAGTTGATGGAACGAGTGAATATCTACGAGTGCGGGGCGTGGGATGAGTAAAGCACCAGTGGTAAAGAGCGCAGTTAAGCGCGTAGCTAAGAAGGTAGTAACACCCAAAGTACGGGCAACAACGAAACGGGTAGTACCGGGGTTTGTATTAATAGCGGCAAATGATGCGTTTCCTACCACACCTAATAGATATAAGGCAGCACTAAAACCTAAGATGGAGTGGATAGCTAATAACCAGCTATGGATTGATATGAAAACCAATCGCGTATTCACCCCCGTACTACTAGGTAGTGGTGTCTACTGGATGGATGCCATAACAGGCAGTGTATACAATGTATATACAGGCCAATGCCAGAGCAACAGCACCATGTGTATTAACCTACGGCATATGGTATGCAATCAGGAAGTAGGCGGGGAGATACTAATAGCAACCAGTCCAACGGAGGGTGGTGATGTCTAGCTGGCATATTATATGTGTGGTAGATGGTGTAAAGAGGATGTATATCGAGGTGGCAGGCACGGCAGAAGAAGCTATCAAGCAAGTGCTACTAGAGGCCCCCACAGGTGAGATACAACAAGTAACAGTACGTAACTTAGAGGATTGAGATGAATAAGAAAGAGATAGATAGAACATGGACTACTAAGTCAGAGCTGACATTCATTAAGGGCTTAGGCACATGGACAGACAAGAAGCAAAGCCGTTTAGGACTGCTTAAGAAGTACCAGAATACCATTCACCTACGTTCTAGGTGGGGCACCATTGATGATGTGGATGTGCATGAGTACATAGATAAGCTAATCGTACTTGATACTAAGGCGTTATACAAATGAGCCAGAACCTTAGGATCGCTGTGTGCGTAGTTATAATGATGTCCTCAACGACGTATGTGTTTGGGCAAGGCTACAGCTATAGCTACAGCCCCCTAAACTACGAGAACAGTAGCGCAAACTATAACAACAGTAGTCTGAACTACAGTAACAGCCCTCAAAACTATGAGAACAGCAGTGCTAACTATAACTCCCCCAACGCGGTGTTTGACAGCAAAGGTAATCGTATTGGGTACGAAGTAGTATCTCCAGCGGGCATAGTTAACAGGTTTGATAACGCGGGCAACCGTACAAGCTATAGGAGAACTAAATGAAAGCTACCCCGTTAGAGTCACAACAAGGTGGTGCGCACTACAAAGAGATGGTGATACAGCCCGTAGAGTTTATCTACAAAAACAATATACCTTACATGGAAGGTAACGTAATCAAGTACGTATGTAGGTGGAAGAAGAAGAACGGTGTTGAGGACTTACACAAAGCGAAGCACTACCTAGAGTTACTAATCCAGTTTGAGACTGATAAAGAGGAGAAATGAGATGGGTATGTTTAATAGTATAATCAATGCAATAACACAGCCGTACGGAGCACAAGACCCTGTAAAGATACTAGAAGCTAGGATTGCAGCATTAGAGAAAAGTATTAAGCAGGAAGTAGTAAAGAAGGAAGTAGTAAAGAAGGAAGTAGTAAAGAAGGAAGTAGTAAAGAAGGAAGTAGTAAAGAAGGAAGTAGTAAAGAAGGAAGTAGTAAAGAAGGTAGCGGACATAGAACTAGAACTCAAAAGAGCTAAGTCACGAGAAGCCTACGCAGCTAAGAAGAAGCAAGAGCGTACAAGAGAACTGAAACATGCTTGGTACTTAGCGAACAGAGCTAACAAGCCAAAGAATGTAACGCCTGATGATGTATTTGTACAACAAGAGAAAGCTGAGAAACTTAAGCATGTTATAGCAAGCTGGCCTGTATAAAGGAGTAAGGATATGGCACTAACACCAGAAGCAAAGGTTAAGCAGGATATTAAGAAGCTACTAGCCTCGCGGGGGGCGTTGTACTGCATGCCTGCCACAGGGGGGTTCGGTAAGTCTGGTGTTAGTGACTTCCTTATATGCTACAAAGGTAAGTTTATTAGTGTGGAAGCAAAGGCAGGAGATAACGGCCCGTCAGCATTGCAGTTAAACTGGTTGGCAAGCGTAGCGAAGCATGGGGGCTATGCAGCAGTTATAAATGAACTTACCCTATGGAAGCTAGCAGCTATATTTGACAAGGTAGATGAAAATGAGTGATGATGCAGATCGTGCACAAGAAATGATGGATCGGGAAGATACAGCACGGCGTAAATACGGTAAGCATACCCAGCTAGAGGTAGACCCCACAGGATACTGCCTTAACTGTGAAGAGCCACTACATAAAGTAGGACTACGTTGGTGCGATGCTGCTTGTAGGGATGACTGGGAAGAACACCGTGAATGACCACAAATGCACGGCATGTAAGGGATTATACCCACGTGTGTTGTACAGAAAGAAAGGTGGTGGGATACATCCTAACTGCCCTAAGTGTAGGAAGAAGGTAGTAAATACTAGGCAAGCCATAAAGAAGAAGATCGTATTACTAGCCGATGTTATCAAGGGGCAGCAAGAGCAGGCAGCACGAGAGAGTCAGCGACGTGCCCTAATGACAGAATATCTGGACATCACACGCAGTAACAGAACCCGTATCGCAGCCCTACTGAAAGCCAACAGTCAAAGGACTTATGCTAAGACCCGCATCCGTAGCCGTATGGAGATGCAAGATGCATGGGAAGCAGGGCTAGATAGCCTTATGGCAGCGATAGACGAAGGGCGAGAAGTAACCACACTGTATGAGTATATGCATGGAGTATAGAGGAGACAGGCATGGCAATACCACGTGCGCAGTTACTTAGAGAAATGAGCACAGAGTTAACAAGTTTGTTTGGTAAGGCGTATACGGAAGAGAAGATTAACAAGAAAAAGAAAACAGAGGAGAAAACAGGCATGTTGTTCAAGTACCTAGTAACAAGAAATAATGACGGGACTATAGATGTAGATGACATACCTAGCGATACCGCCATATCGAGGATAGACAGCATTAAGTACACAGAAGAAACACTCCCCAAAGAGATAGGCGATAAGATGAAGATGCTTATGTGGACACCAGAAGAAACAAATAATGGGTTAGATGAGATAGGGATAAGGGTAGGTGAACGTATGTTCTGGATTGCTTAGGGAGAGATGAGATGCGCAAAGAAATACTTGAGGGTTTAACCAAGGCACTCGATCTAAAATACGATGGGTACGGTACGGTCGGAAAGGGCGTGAGATGCGTAGTAAAAGACTGCGTAAACCATACCCATCAAGGGAGATTTGTTGGATCATTGTGCACCCCATGCTATAGATTTATATCTGGCGAAGGGGAGAGTAGGTACTCGCAGGCATACAGGAATGCGCAGGATATGGCAATACTAATGATACTAAGCGGAACAACCAAGGGTAAAGATGAAACTTATAACACTGGACTTTGAGACTTACTACTCAACCGAGTACAGCCTATCTAAACTCACCACAGAGGAATACATCAGAGGGAAAGAGTTTGAGGTTATAGGGGTAGCTACTAAGGTAGATGATGGCCCTATAGTATGGGTAACAGGCAACAAGGTTAAGAAGCACCTAGCCTCACTACCGTGGGGAGATCACCTACTGCTAGCCCAAAACACAGCCTTTGATGGAGCTATATTAAACTGGCGTTATGGCATCACCCCCGTGGGCTACCTAGATACTATGAGTATGGCTAATGCCCTGCATGGTGTATCGGAGTCATCATCACTAGCTAACCTCGCTAAGAAGTACGAAGAAGCAGACAAGGGTGATGCAGTCATTATGGCGAAGGGCAAACACCTAGCTGACTTCACAACGGAAGAACTAGAGGTGTATGGGGAGTATTGCATCCACGACACGGAGCTGTGCTATAACATCTTCCACAAGATGCTGCCTGTATTCCCTAAGGGAGAACTGAAGGTAGTAGACATGACCATACGTATGTTTGCAGAACCTATTATCGAGGTAGACCGCCCCCTGCTGGAAGATGACCTGATTAATATACGGGCCGACAGACGTAGTGCACTGCTGATGCTGATGAACCTGATTGGTGTTAAGAGTGAGGAATCACTCAAGAAGCTGCTGATGAGCAACGACAAGTTTGCAGAGCTGTTGCGGACCCGTGGCATAGATCCCCCTACAAAGATTAGCCCTAAAACAGGCAAGCAGGCATGGGCATTTGCTAAGACAGATGAAGCACTCACATCACTAGGTGACAGCGAAGATCCTATCGTCGCAACGCTTGTGGCTACCCGGCTGGATAGTAGGTCAACCATAACTGAAACACGTACTGATTCGTTTATAGGTATATCTGAGCGTGGTGCGTATCCATTCTCACTGCTCTACTCAGGGGCTAAGGTAACGCATCGGTGGTCAGGCTTTGACACTAACCCACAGAACCTACCTAGGGGATCAACCCTACGCAAGGCACTCATGGCAGCAGAAGGCCATACGCTAGTAGTTGCCGACTTGAGTAATATCGAACTGCGTGTGGGTATGTGGCTGGCAGGTCAGGATGATGCCGTTAAGCAGCTAAAGGATGGGATAGATCTGTACCGCATGTTTGCTGCTGAAGCGTTTAACATCCCCTATGACAAGATCGCTAAAGATAGTGAGGAGCGATTCATAGCTAAGGTGTGCTGCTTGTCATTGATCTATGGCACAGGTGCACCCAAGTTACAGGACACGATACGCATCCAGAGTAAGGGCAGGATCATAGTTACCCTAGAAGAAGCAGAACGGTTAAAGGACCTGTATAGAACTACAAACATTAATGTAGTAGGCGCATGGCAGGTTGGCTCAGACATACTGGATTGGATACTCGCTGATAAGGAGCATACAGCATACAAACTACTGCCGGTAAGAGGTGTAAAGGGGATTGAGAAACCTAACGGGTTAATACTATCCTACCCAGAGCTGGCCCGTAAGGATGGAGACAAGGGTTATGGTTATGATTGGACGTACAAAGTAAAGCGTGGATCTAAGAACACAGAGGATAGAGTATACGGCGCAAAGGTGTACCAACGTATTGTACAGAGTTTATCTAGGGACATCATGGCAGCTAATGCTGTGGATATAGATGCTAAGTATCTCATCGCAGGGTTAGTACACGATGAAATTATATGCCCTGTACTTGATGAGTCAGTAGAGGATGCTAAGAAGTTTATCAAGAAGGTAATGCGTAAGCCACCTAAGTGGGCAGCAGGCTTGCCCCTAGACTGCGAAGTAGGTGCAGGTAAACGATACGGCGATGCTAAATAGGAGTACAATAGCCGGGATTACTTTCGTAAAGGAAATATATGGCTTACAGCTACTCGGCGATCAAGGAGTTCCAGCAGTGCCCAAGGAAGTATTATGAGTGCAGGATACTTAAGAAGTGGCCTAGTCCTAAGTCAGAACAGATCCGGTATGGGGAGGAAGTGCATAAGGCACTGGAGGATGGTGTAAAAAGCGGTGTTCCTCTTGGCCCCCATAGTAGGTTTGATTATGTAGTAGATACAATAAATGCACTACCGGGAACTAAGATAACTGAGTGTCGGATGGCTTTGAATGATTCCCTAGAGCCATGTGAATTCTTTGCCTCCGATGTATTCATGCGAGGTGTTGCTGATATTACTGTACTTAATGGTACGAAGGCATATGTGGGGGACTATAAGACGGGGAAGGCATCATACCCCGACCCCAAGCAGCTAGAGCTTATGGCCTTGATGCTGTTCAGCCACCATAAAGAAATCGAGACTATTGGCGCATCCCTGTTATTCCTGTTGTACGATAAGGTTGTGTCAGAGACATACAAGAGAGAGGAAGAAAGAGAACGGTGGGTGCACTGGATTAGCGAGACAGCAAAGATTGAAGCAGCAGTTGCAAATGGAGTGTTTAATGAAATACCTACCCCCCTGTGTGGCTGGTGCCCCGTAAAGACCTGCCCACATAACATAGAGAGGATATAGTCATGCCACGTAAACCAAACTTACCTAAGGGTGATCCAGAATGGAAGCGCGAGTGGGAGTACCAGAAAGCCAATGGTGAGGATAAGAAGCAGAAGGTTCGAGCCAAAGCCAGAGCAATGTATGACAAGGCAGGGATTGCTAGACCCGATGGAATGCAGATAGATCATGTAAAGCCGGTAGAGAAAGGGGGTGCTTCCAAGATGAGCAACCTCAAACTGATCCCAACCAATGCAAACGAGAAGAAGAACCTGCATCACAAAGGCGAGACTAAAGGGAAAAAGTAATGGAAGTAGTAGGAGGACGCGGAATATTAGTGCGGGTTCGTAACCCGGAAAGATACACATCAGTACTAAATGACTGCATCTATATAGGTGATGTTGGTGAGGGTGTACATGAACTCATGGTCAGGTGGAATCGTGAGAACGTGGACATCCTTACTAGGCTAGGGCTTAAGAACGTACCTTCTACCATCAAGAAGGACTACAAGTGGCCCGGGGCGTTCACCCCTATGAGTCATCAGAAGGACACCGCATCATTCATCGTCAACAACCAAAAGTGTTTTGTGTTCAATGAGGCAGGGGTAGGCAAGACGGCAAGTGCTGCATGGGCATCAGACTACCTAATGAGTCTGGGGCTTGTGAAGCGTGTCCTTATTGTCTGTCCGTTGTCTATTGTGCATGCTGCATGGCGTAGAGACTTGTTTAACGTAGTACCGCACCGGCGAGTAGGGGTGGCGCATGGGTCAGTCAAGACCAGACGGGAGATAATTACTGGGGACTATGAGTACGTCATCATAAACTTCGATGGTGTAGAGATTGTGCTGGATGAGTTAGTAGCTAGTAACTTCGATATGATTATCGTGGATGAGGCCAACCACCTAAAGAACGTACAGACACGGCGTTGGAGGACATTCAAGAAGCTAGTCAAGCCTGATACACGGTTGATAATGATGACGGGTACACCAGCAGCGCAGTCTCCTGAAGATGCATACGGCCTTGCCAAGCTAGTAAATCCCACGAAGGTACCCGCCTTCTTTGGTGCGTGGAAGGCTGCTGTCATGCAGAAGATGTCTATGTTTAAGTGGATGCCTAAGTCTAACGCTAAGGATATGGTGTTTAAGGTACTGCAGCCAGCGATACGGTTTACCAAGCAGGAGTGCCTAGACCTACCCGACATGATGTATGAAGTGCGGGAAGTACCCCTAACATCGCAGCAGAAGAAATATTACGACAAGCTGAAGAAGCAGATGCTTATAGAGGCGGCAGGGGAGGAGATCAGCGCGGTTAATGCAGCGGCTAAACTTACTAAGCTGTTACAGATTTCGTGTGGTAGCGTGTATTCAGATGATGGTAATACGGTTCACTTCGATGTGTCTAGCCGGATGAATGAGTTAGAGGCTATCATTGATGAGTGCTTGCATAAGGTCATTGTGTTTGCGCCATTCACTCATACCATCGAAATGATAGAGGAGTTCCTTACCCGCAAGAAGCATACATGCGCTGTTATTAATGGGGCAGTATCCCTGTCTAAGCGCAGTGCCATTATTGAGAAGTTCCAGAATGACCCTATGCTGCGAGTAATCATTATCCAGCCACAGGCAGCAGCGCATGGCATCACGTTAACCGCAGCAGACACGGTAGTTTGGTTTGGCCCTACCACTAGCGTAGAGACATTCATACAAGCTAACTCCCGTGCTCATCGTAAGGGGCAACACAACAAGGTAACGGTATACATGATTCAGGGTAGCCCTGCTGAGTCTAAGATATACGCATCCTTGAACAAGAAAATCGACGAACATGAACATCTAATAGCGTTATACAACGATATAATAAACAGTTGACATCTGTACTACTCTCGCGTACACTACATAACGTAGTCTAATGATAAGGAGAAATACGATGTCGTTTAGCGCAGGTCGATTAGTACATGTCCGCCAAAAGATGCGTGAGAAGATAGCTTCCCTAGAAGTTCAGATCAAGGCCATTAACACTGAGATGGCGGTAATTGATGATGAGCTGATGGAGATATGCAGGGAGCAGAATGTAAACTCATTCGCTACTGATTACGGAACAGTATCTAGGGTTATAAAGGAACGGTATTGGGCAAGTGATTGGGACCCCCTACATCGTTTTGTGCTGGAGAATGGTGCGGTTGATTTACTAGAACGCCGTATCCACCAGACAAACATGAAGGAGTGGATGCGGGAGCATAAAGATGACCATCCCCCGGGAGTTAGTTTGATGCGGGAGTATGCAATATCGGTACATAAACCGCGAAAGAAGGAGGAAGCATGATAGTGAACAACGACCCCCTGCTGACACTAGTAGAAGCAGCAAAGTATCTAAGGGTGAGTAAAAGCATGATGTATCTGCTGTATAAAGAGCACCGTGGCCCTGCACGGGTAATGATAGGTAACAGGGCAATGTATCTACAAAGCGATTTAGAGCGTTTCATTAATGATAATAGGAGCATGACATGAGCACAGAACTAACCCCATTTGACTTTAGCACCATACCTGCAAACCTGAAGAAGAAAGAACTCAGCGCAACCACACGGTCATTAATACAAGGTGCTTCGCAGAATCCCATAAAGAACATCCGACTGCATGGTAAGGACTTTGTTCTGGTTGTTGATGGTAAAGAAGTACAGAAGAATAAGTCTGGATCTATGGATGTAGTTATTGTTCGCGCTGCACTAAGTAACAGCCGTGTGCATTTCGACCCATCAAAGCCATTTAAACAAGGTCAACCCGCAAGCCCACCTAACTGCACGTCTGAGAATGGTGTTACCCCAGATGCCCGTTCTACAGAGCCACAAGCAGATACATGTGCATCTTGCCTACGCAACGTCAAGGGATCAGGCCCGAACGGAACCCGTGCTTGCGCCTACAAACGTAAGATCGCTATTGCATTGGGTGGGGACTTAGAAGGCGATGTATATCAGTTGGTTCTCCCTGCCATGTCAATCTTTAGTGATAATGGCACCAAGAGTAAAGCACTGATGGGGTACGCAACCTTACTGGCAGCTAATAACCTAGACGTGCATGATATGGTTACTAGAATGAGCTTTGACGAGGACTCCTCCGTACCTAAGCTGCAGTTCTCTCCGGTCAGACACCTAACTGCCGATGAAGCACGTATTGTAGCCCGTCAAGGCAGTACACCTGCAGCCCTGTTTGCAGTTGGTGAGAAGGCTACTAAACTCCCAGCTATTGGTGTGTCAGAGGTAACAGACGTAGTAGAAGTAGTTGAGGAAGATGATGAAGTAATAGTAGCACCAGTAGCTAAGAAGGCTAAGAAGGCAGTGGTTGAGGATGACAGTGAGCCTGTGGTAGTCACTAAAGCCGCCCCTGAAGATCGTGCATCTAAGATTAAGAACTCCCTTGCTGCATGGGGTGACTGATGTAGGATCAACACCCGTGACGCTCGTCACGGGTGCATAAATGGAGAATAAAATGCACACCAAATATAATCACTTTAGTGATAGCGAATTAGTGGGTATCATAGACAGTCAGCTGTGGACTAGCGGTAGGTTGTCGGATCTGATCCCCTTACTACAAGAAGCAAGTAGCCGAATCTCAAAAGCCGGCTCCTGCGAATTAGATAATACCCCCCAGCTAAACTTATTTAAGTAATACAGGATCTTACATGGACGCACTTATTGAAGGTGTCGTACCTTCTACGGGGTTTTGTTGCCTCACCACAATCAAGAAGGGCCGGCCCGTACAGGTCTTTTTTGAATCCCGTGAGGAGATGGTTGCTGCGGGTATAGCTGCATCTACTATTGATGGGACCAATGCGTACTATGCGATGGCTTCGTTTCGAGAGCCGGGAGCTAGAACGCAGGATAACGTATTGGCACTGAAGTCATTTTGGTTAGATGTAGACTGCAAGGATAAGAACCCGACTATGGACTATGCTAGTCCAGATGAAGGTCTTGATGCTATTGGGGAGTTCTGTAAGTATCACTCGTTCCCTAGGCCCTCTATAGTTAACTCTGGGTTTGGGTGGCATGTGTACTGGACCCTTGATGAGTCTATTACTAAAGATGTATGGCAACCCGTAGCCAATAAGCTAAAGACCCTATGCTTGACTAAAGGGGACGGGGCACTACGTATTGACCCAGCTTGTACGGCAGATAGTGCACGGGTACTACGCATCCCTAATACATTTAACTATCGGTCTAACCCCCCTGTACAAGTAGAGTCTGTGCTAGTTGGTAAGCCCATGTCGCTAGGGGCCTTTAAGACACTCCTTGATTTTGCCTGTAAGCAGCCTGAAACACCCGCATTAGTGCTTGTACCTCCTGTAGCTAAGAAAGAACTCAGTGCCACCACCAAGGCCCTACTAAGCAACAGCACCACATCATTCGGTAAGATAGTTACTAAGTGCGTAGCAGGCACAGGGTGTGACCAGATCTTGCATGGCATCCAGAACCAAGCAGATGTATCTGAGCCTATGTGGAGAGGGTTATTATCCATAGCCGAGTGCTGTACAGATAGGGTGCAGGCCATAGACTACATATCCAGAGAGCACCCTGCGTATGATAGCGATGAAGCCCTTACAAAGGCTAGCAAGACTAGAGATAGAACAACAGGCAAGGGGCAACCCTATACCTGTGCTAGATTTAACACTGAGCGTTCTGGGGTATGTACTGCATGCGCTCATTGGGGTAAGATCAAGAGTCCCGTAGTACTAGGGCATGAGATAGATGCTATCAGTGAACCTGTTCAGGTTGATACAACACCGCCTGACGCGCCTAAGATAGTTGAGCATGTAATTAAGCTACCTGAGTCACCTACTGTAACCCCCATACAGGACATACTGACAAATGAGGACTACGTACAGGTCAATCTACAGGCAACACAGATCGCGCTTGATAAATTTAATGCAGCGCAGAAGATCGCCACCATACCCGTACCACCTAGTCCGTATCTCAGGGGGACGAATGGGGGTATATACAAGCGGATGAAGGTTGATGATGACGGTACGTATGACAACGTGCTTATATATGAGAATGACTTGTACATCCACAGTAGGTTGTTTGACCCAGAAGCAGGGCAAGTATTAGCGTGTAGGTTACATCTTCCTATGGATGGGATAAGGAGCTTCAACATACCACTAGGGTCAGTGGGTTCTAGGGATGAGCTACGCAAGTCATTGGCAAAACAAGGTGTAGCCGCAGAAGATAAGGCAATGACATTAATCGGTTCGTACTTAATAACATCAGCTAGGGAGATGCAGAGAGTGACCAAAGAAGAAACATCACGAGTACAGATGGGTTGGCAAGAGGATGGTGCATTCATTGTGGGTAATAGAGAATATACCAAGTCAGGTATACGCCACTGCCCCCCATCAACCGCTACTGCATTGTACCAATCAAAGTTCACAATAGAAGGGAGCATAGCGGAATGGCGTAAGATAATTGACTTTTACAACGCCCCGGGTTTTGAGCCGCATCAGTTCATCATATTGGCTATGATGAGTTCACCCCTTGTTAAATTCTCAAGTAATTTTGGGATGTTAATCTCTATGAACAGTGATGAGTCAGGGTTAGGTAAGACTACACTACAACGTGTGTGTAATAGTATATGGGGCCACCCAGCAGATCTAATGACCATGCCTAAGGATACAGAGAAAACCATAGCGCACCGCATGGGGGTGTACCGCAGCATGGGCATATGTGTCGATGAGTTTACAGCCAAGACCTCTAAGCAATGTAGTGATATTGCCTACCTACTATCTAATGGACGTGGTAATGCTAGGATGTATGGACATATCAATGCGGAACGCGAGAACAATACTACATGGGCGCTCAATATGCTTGTGTCTGCTAATGCCTCCATACTAGATCGTATTTCAGCTGATAAGGCAGCACCCGAAGCAGAGCGTATGCGCCTGATGGAGTTTGATATGAGGGGAACACCCGCGCTAGATAAGGATAAGGCTGATGATGTGTTTAATACATTACCTAAGAACTACGGTATGGCAGGTCATATACTAGCGGCATGGTTGGCAGAGCATAGTGAGTCCATTCCAGCATTGATTACTGCTACCCAGAAGCAGTTAGATAAGCAATTTAAGTTTACTAGTAAGGAGCGTATCTGGTCGTCTACTATAGCTCAAACACTGACTATGTGGCGGATAGCACACAAGCTAGGACTACATGACTTTGATATGCCTACCATGATTACGTACTTAATGAAGTTTATAGCTAATAGCCGGACAGCAGTTAAGAGCGAGAGCAGTACGCATGGAGAGTTGCTTGGAGAGTTCTTAGCATCTAACCACGGCAATGTGCTAGTTATAAATGGGTTGAGGGATGCGCAGGGCTTACTATCACCCCAAAGCAACAGGAATATAAATAGGATTGTTGCTCGGTACGAACCCGATACAAAACGCTTGATTGTTGTGATTAGCGACCTAAAGAAATACTGTGTTGAGAAGCAGCTATCCTATGAAGGTCTAAAAGTATTGGCAGTAAAGTGTGGATCTATGCGCCTCACTACAGGTACAGGGGTCGTAGCTGGGGGGATCAAGTGCCTTGAGTTTGATGCTAAGGCATTAGAGATGGATGATGCTGCGGTAGTCGCATGATATAATTAGGTTGTTGTTCTCCAGAAGTCTTAACCCCGGTCTAGGCCGGGGTCTTTTTTACAGCTAGTTTTAATCTTCTTCATCCTCGTCATACCCACTATGCTTCATTATTGTAGCCCGTAGCTTAGGGGGTATATACACGCCATCCACACTGTTATGCAGGTTGTTGACTCGGGTTTTATGTGACTGCGTTAGTGTTTTCCCGCTTATCTCCATTACAGGGAACGCCTTGTTGAACGATGCTATGTTATCAAGGATCTTAGCTTTCATCTCATCATCACCGTTGGTATTAGCTAGGTAGAATGCATCCAGCAGGGATTGTTTACGAGTATACATGTGCTGCTCTATCTTCTTTCTAACCCCAGCCCTAGCATAAGCCTCAGACAGCTCGGCATCAGTGAACCCTAGTATCTGGTTGAACACCTGCAGGCCATCTACATCATCTACAATCTTAGCGCCCTTACGGTTTAGTGCACCCTCATTAGCGAAGCGGTATGCCTTCAGAGGATTCCGTATGAATGATGGGGATAGTGTTTCTAGTGCACGGTCCGTATGCCCTTGGTTGAATAGCTCAAGTGCTCTCTGTGGGTTGACAAACAGAGTCGAGTAAGAAGGGCCAAAGAAGTGCTCCATAAAGTATGCAGCCCCTCCAACCTCCGCTAACCGTCGTTCATCCTCACGCCATACCAACCCGTTGAACCCAGTCCTCGAGGCTATGTCCAGACCTAGTAGTTGGTTTACAGGCCCCTTGAAGTGTAGGTCGCCCACAGCAAGTTTAACTTGTTCATCAGGATCAAGCGGTTCCTCGTCATCACCAAACATAGCCTGTGCTGTAGAAGCCAGTAAGGAAGCAGCGCCATACAACGGCATCCCCTGCACCCCTGCAAATGCGTAGGTCGTACCATATATACCTAACATCTGCTTGAGTGCTAGATCCCTGACTTCCTTAGTCTCGCCCTTGAAGGTGTTATAAAACAACTTAGCCATTAGTGCTATCTGTGCTTGGGCAAAGCGTTTGAACGTAAAGGCAACCTTACCAATGTTGTTCTGGAATAGTTGTGGGCCAGCTTCAGGTAAGGCATGGCTGTGTGCATCTACCGTAGTATTAATAGCAAACGCCCTAGCATCTGCGGGGGACATCTTAGCTCTAGCCAAGTCATATGCAGCTATAAGGGTGATCTCACGGTTCATACGCTCTGAGTTCTGGAATAACCAACCTAACCCAGTCTCTACCTTAGACCGCATGCCTGTGTAGTCCTCTGCTGATGTACGACGTAGTTCAGTTAGCTCATATCCTACACCACGACGGATTGTGGAGTGATCCAAGGCAGCTTCATACAGATCCTTATACTCTTGGCTTATCTTGGGGTTCTTACCGAAGGTAAAGTCAGGCATAAACTCCCGGTTGTCATCGAACTTGCCGTTAGCGTACATCTTGAAGGCTCTGTTAAATGCCGCTGTAGTTGCACCAAGACCATACTTACCAGACAACATAGGTAGTACGATTACAGGCAACTGCGTCAAGTTAACAAATGCAGAAGATGCATTACCTGCGATATGCCAGAAGTAACTAAGCCAGCTAAGACGGGAAGGTACTGTGTTAGCTACTGGGTTCTCTACAAACGACTTACCAGTCATCAGAGCTTCATACACATCCTTAATCTCAGTAGAAGCATCTTCAGCAGCTTCTCGGTTGATGCCAGCATATGCGTTGTCTAGGTCAGGACGGTGCTTCATTGCGGATAACTGATGGGCCATCTTGCTACCTACATCAGCAAACCCTTGAACTACATCCTCGATATAACCCTGCTCACCAGTACGCGCTTGCATTTGCTGACGTAGTGACTGGGATGGCAATAGTGACAGATACATCTGGTATGTGTTGTTTATTACTTCCTTCTTAACTCCACCACGCTGCATCTGTGCAAGAACGTCAGCAATGAAACCGGAAGGAGGTGCCTTACTGTCGTACTCAATTTGGGATAACCTAGCAAACTGCTTAAGCCCAGTAGCACCCTTGATACGTGCTAGCTTCATCTCTCTTTCTATGGCTCTAGGGCTTTCACGAGATATAGTTACTGACTCACCATCTTTGTCTGTGTAAGTTAACCAGTAATCCCCTTGGCGACGTAATGGGTGATACCAAGCTAGGCTCTTAGACTCAAAGTCATTACGCATTGCCTCTACCTTTGAGAGATACTCTCTACCCATCTTTTCTGGAGCCATCTCGGTCAGGATGCTTATGTACTCATCAAAGTGCTTCTTGTACTCGGCAGCATACTCATTACCTAGGTCTTGCAAAGGCTTAGGCAGGGATTGGTATATCTTAACTAGCTCATGATCCTTGTTCTCATCTTTAGTTGGATCAATGTTTGCGATTGATAGCTCAAATGCTACCTTATTAAACTTGCGTACTATCTGTTTAGGGTACTTCTTCAGCAGAGATACACCCTTGTGAGTTAGCTTATCTACTATCGACCGTCTATGGTCTGAGTCATTAGCCCTCTGCTCTATGGTGTGCAGTAACTTCTTTAGTGAAGGGAGTATGCCTCCATACTGCGCAATCATATTAGGTATGCTGTAGAACCGTAAAGCAGCTTTACGCACAGTGCTAGGTACGGTAGAGAGCGCATCACGAGCATCTTCCATTAGCTTAGGTGAAGAAGATGGCATGCTGTTTAGTGACTCCCCTACGGAGTTCAGGATAGCTTCCGGGGTGCTAGTTGCTTGTGATTGCTTTACCCCTGTGTTTGATATACGTGCAGCACCATACACTAGGTCTACAATATCAGCAGACTTCAACTTGTTTGGGGACATATGAAGTTTAGACAGTGTAGCTACGATGCCAGCCCATAACTCCTTCAACCATCCAGCAACCTTACCATACTCCTTAGGCTGACCTTTGAGGGGATCAATCTTATACTTGTTAACAGCAATCTCAGTAAAGTATGCAATTACTTCTTGGTTGTACCTGTCGCCCTTCTCCCCTGACAGATCTGCTTTCTCTATAGCTTCTTTAGCAATCAAATGCTCGTTGGTAGCTTTGGCTTTACCTGTAGGCGTTTGCGCTGCCCATGCAGTTACCTGATTGGCTAGTTTTGCAACTCTGTCTTTACCTATTAGCTTCTCAAGCCCTAAGTGCGCACCTATCTCATGCAGGATAGTCCCACGTTCAGCACCCTTACGCATTGCACTAGCTATAAAGTATGCCTTACCTTCATGCACAAATGCCTTAGAGTTAGACTTCTTAGCAGCTTCTTGTAGATGCGCTGGTAGTTCTGCATGGGTGTTTACAACAACAGGGGGGTTATCCTTAAGCTGTTGTGGTGTGAATAGCGTACTGACCTGTTTATTTATTTCATCGGTAGTAGTTGCTTCTTCCTTCTTTGTTGTATCCCCTTCTTGTGATGATTGGGGTTCGGGTTCGGGTTCTGGTTTAGTAATAGTTACCTTCCCGGGTTTTTGGGACTCAGGCTTTGCGGTATATTTTCTTTTAGTCTTAGTAGTTGTACCAAACACATCCCCTGCTAAGTCCTCAGCTTCTTCCTCGACCTTTACTTTGCTGCGTTTGTTAGCTATTTTATTACGTCTATCTAAGCCTTCTAGCTGTTTAATAGTTTCTGCGCTTAGGTTGTTATCTTCATGTGCTTCTTTTACTCGTGTCTGAGTATCCTTCTCAAGCGAAGCAAATGGTACATCTGATTCTTCATTCCATATCTTGGCTGCTGCCCCTAATGCATTTGGTTTCTTCCCTGCTTTTGCAGCTACCTTTTCCTTTTGTTTGGCCCCCTCATACCAAGCAAGTCCTTGTGGTGTGAGCACATTAGATTTCCAGTTGTGTTTGGGGTACGACTCAGAGATGAGTTCGTGTAAGGCCGTAGTAATACCAGCTCGTCGATGCCCCTTATCTACCCCCATGTCAGCAGTCTGTGTTGGTATGGCTGGGTCTAGCGTGTACCCTTTTAGCGAGGCTATATCAGCATGCCCAACTTCAGTACCTGACTCATCAAAGGCTTTTGCCTCACCTTCCATAGGGTCAAATGTTAGGTGGTATTTCTTGCCGTTAGTACCAACAAAGTCTTTGGTCAGTGCACTTGGTTTTTTTCCTGTGCTTGGGACAGCTCCTGTAGCTCTGACGTTAGTAGCTCCGCGAGGAACACCCACTGCCTTTTTGTTAGGCACAACAACTTTTTTAGGCGTGGTTGCCGTTGGAAGTACAGGCTTTTCCACGCGCTTGACAGCTCGTGGTTTGTTAGAACTAAGTTTGCGTTGATCCTTAGTAGCGGTTTGTTGTCCCTCAGATTCATTTATAACCTCCGGCTTACCGTACTCCGCTTCATGCTCCGCATACATATCATCTATTTCTTCTTGCATGGGCTGGCGCTTCTCAGCATCAGTAAAGTCTTGTATCTTTTGACGTACCTGTTCAGCCTTTTGCTGGAAGGCTTCTTGCGTTGGTTTCCCCTGCCCTTGCAGTTGTTTTGATCTGGTGTCAGTAGCTTGTTGGTCATCCTGCTGTGCTTGCTCTTGCTGTGCTTGCAGCTTCTTATGTTCAGCATCTACTGCATCTAGGTGAGCAAGCAATTGCTCTACATTACCTTTTCCGGCGTAGCCCTCTAGTATGCTCTTAGCTTCTGCTACATTCTCTGGGTCAGTTAGATCACCATACTTAGTCAGGTCAGCTCTTACCTTCTTGCCTGCTATGCCATATGTATCAAGCATATCCTCATTAATAACCAGCGGATCAACCTGCATAGCTCCTACAGCGGGTTTACCCTTTTCAGTAAATAGCTCCCCTTGACCTTCGGTTGATACATCTGGTACTTCCTCTTCTTGCGTGGGTAGTTGACCTCTAGGTCCAGCAAACATCTCTTCCTGTACACCTACCCCAGTTGCCTGATCGGTCATCTGCTTCTTCATCGCTACTACATCCTTTATCGTCTTTCCGGGAAGGTAGAATGCGATGTTATCCTTCAGGTGCTGGGTTCCTTGATCTGTTTGTAGCAACATTTCAACTTGCTTGGCCTTAGTATCTTGCTCTGCCATCTCATTCTTAGCAGCCCCAAAGCCAGCCATGTCAGCCTTAGTTTGATCCTCGTAACTCTTAGCTCTTTCTATCTCGTCTGCTGCCTTAGCTTTAGCTGCTTCTACCTGTGCAGCCTTTTCTGCTTCAGCAAAGTCCTTTTCTTCTTGCTTGCTAATAGCTGAACTGCGTTCTGCCAACCTACTAGCACCACCAACAGGACCCATCAGTGCAGTCTGGTATGCAGTATCCGTGTACTCTTTAATAGCATCAGGGGTAGTAAGGGGTAGACCTGCTTGGTAGCGTTCTAGCGCTTGCTGTATAACTTCGCCGGGGACTTCTAGCGTAGCCATCTTAGCTGTACCCTTAGCAAATGCCATCTTCTTTGATTCTTGTGCTAGCTTCTGTACAGCTAGTGCTTCTGCTTGTGGTGTACCAAGTAGACGGGAGTCAATACCCAGCATCTTTCCAAAGCCCTTACCCAAAGCAAGAGCCGCTGTAGCTACATCAATACCCGCCTGTGGTACTGCTGTGCCATATGCAGAAGCTAGGTCTACTTGCTTGCCTTCTTGGGCTTGACGCTCAATGTTAGCACCGGCTTGTGGGCCAAATGATGTACCGAATGCACCTGCAGCACCACCAAGTAACCCAGCAATAGCTCTGCCTTGTGGGGGTAGTGGTAGTCTAGCACCTGCCATAGCACCTGCCTTAGCACCAGCACCCATAGCGGCTAGGTTTGGCACTTGTTCAGCAATTGCTCTAGGGGTTTGTGCGGCTAGTTCTTTTGCTGCGGCTAAAGGACCTTGGGTTTCGTGTATATACTTTAGGTAGTCTAGGCTAGCACCGGGCTTCTCTTCTATTTCTTTTTGTCTTTCGAGTCCAGCCAACCCTGCTTCTTGCCCACCGTCAAAAGGAGCTGATATTGCAGTACGGATAGAGGATAACCCGCGCTTTGCCCCGCCAACAAGTGACTCTCGCATAGACTCAGCGGGTTTAATACGGGCTTCATGTTGCGGGATGATGTCATTTTCTATAGCCCCAATGATTGCTTGCTGGGACATTGTATCGGGAAATCGTACCTGCCCAATCCCCTTGATGTTGACAATAGGCATGCGTACTCCTTAGATTAACTTGCAGGGGTGTAATTCATCATTCCCGATTTGTCGGCTACAAGCGAACCACCTACAGGTGCACCCGCCTGCATATCACCCATACCTAAGTACTGATTCATCTGAGTAGTTAGACTTGCTATACGAGCCTTAATTGCATCTTTTTCTTTCTTGGTAGTAGCAAGCATCAGTTCATTATTTGCCGCAACAAGTGCTTTATCTAGGCCACGCAGCATAATTCCTGTTTCCTGCGCACCTATTCTACTTTGCATACCTGCAGCAGTTATACCTGCAACTCTCTCACGGCTTGCTATATCTCTAGCAAACTGCGATTCATCCTGCGCTGCTTTCTTAGATGCTGCTTCTGTAGTCATACCCAACTCAGCACCCTTAGCCCGTCTAGCGTAGTCTCTTTCACCAATAGCATCTTGCATTGCAGCGTGACGTTCTTGGGCTCTAGCCATATCTTTCTGCTGTTCTGTTAGGGAGGCAAGACCTTGTTGAGCACCTGCACCTATGTTCTGCATTGCGTACTGCGATGGGCCAGCCATCATACCAAACCCTGCATTAGCTAGTGCCATCCAAGGGGCTTTGCGTTTCTCTTCTGCATTACTTAACCCTAGTGCTTCCATCCGTGCCTTTCTATCAACAGCATCAGGATCTTCACCTACCATCTTATGGTAACGGGCTGCAGTTTCAGCAGCTATATCTTTCTCTGCTTGTGGAACGTTTGTTTTCAGCGCAGTGATGCCTTTATCAGCACCTTTTTTGTCATCTTTTTTGACTTCTGTCGCAGGTTTTTCTCTGTTTATTTTCCCTACCGCCGCTGGTTTCCTTCGGTTCTCTACTCCTTCAGCAGCTAACTTGTTGTACTCAGCCATTGTTATAGCTGGTTTCTTACCGCTGGTGCTAGCGTCAGGAGCTTCATCAGACGAGGCTTTTGCACTTGCAGCTTTTGCACTATCCATTGCAAGTTTTGGACGTTTATCACCAAAGAATCCATGCTCTAATCCATGCTTTAGCTTTTGCATCTTCCGTTCCCGTACTTCTTTGGGAGCAGGGGGGACACCTTTAATCCGAGACATTGACTGTGCGAAGTTCCCATAGGCTGCAGCTGCATCGCTGTTGTCTGGTGAAGTTGGGGCTTTATCTGGGCCAACAGCATTTCTATAATGCTCTGCACCTCCTATTACCCTACCACGACCTGCCGCAGGTAAGTCTACAATGCCTTCCGATGCTGGCGGGGCTACATTATACATAGACCTTGTACGGGCAACTGCCGCTGCATTAGGATCTACCCCTTGTGATTGACCCAATGCTTGCATCTGCTCTGGAGAAAACGCAGCAGGTGCTTGGGGGTTTTGCCTCCTACTAGCATCGTCAATCATGGCATTCATTTCTGGTGACGATATTCCATCCCCTGCTGGAGAAACATATTCGCTAGGGAAGTTATACCCAGTTTGTGATGCACCAAACTCAGCTAATGCTCTTGCTTTTGCCTCGGCAGCTTTCTTTACTAACTTTTTGTGTTCGGCAGAGTCATGCATATCACCCCTACCAGACATATCTCCACCGCGAGCAAACGACACCATCCCACCACCAGCAGCATGGAACGTATCAGAGCTTATAGGTAGTGAAGCCATCCCTTGCTCATTTGGTGGGGCTGCTTGGGCTATGACATTCTCAGCTACTGTAGGCTGTGGACCTTGCGCACCTTGCATTTGTTGTGCCTGACCTTTAGCAGCAGTTCGAGCTTGTATAGCCATGATAGCGTATACCTGTGGGTAGTTAGGATCACCCCCCATTGCAGCCTTTTTCAGCACTTCATCTACACGTGGATCATGAAGCGTACTAAGGTCAGTGTACTTCTTGTACATTACCTCAGGAGAAGGGGTGCTAATAGGTGTCATTGATGATTGCATAATTGCTCCTAGGAGGATTTACCAAGCGCCTGCGCTACACCCAAACCTGCTAACCCCAAACCTGCTGCTTGACTTGTCAGGCTTGGTGCTGCGCCATACTCAGTAGTTGCTGTCTGGGATAAAGGACCGCCATGCAGTAAGTCAGACATAAACCCGATCTGCTTATAGGGGTAGTTTTGCTGATTTTGGTAATTTTCATATCCAATGTTCTTCAGTTCTTGATCTCTAGCTGCTTTTGTAGCACCTGCAGTTTGCATGGCTTGATTGATACCCATCTGCTGTCCGTATTGTGTCTGCCCTAACTGCCCTAAGGTATTAGCTGCACCAATGGCTTGTTGGTATCCTTGTAGGTTTGCAGTAGTACCAAACTGTTGTGCCTGACGAGCGGCATCATAAGCAGCCTGTGAACCTTGTGCGGCTGTCTGTGCTTGGGTAAACCCAAGATTTCTAGTGCCTTCTGATTGAGCTAGCGCCTGCCTGTTTCCACCAAATGCACGTTGTCCTGTAGCTTGTGCTTGCTGTGCTTGTAGTTGAATACCGTAGTTTCTAGCATTCTGATCTTGCTGGAACTGAACTACATTCTTCATGTAGGGGTTCATGTATGCAGCCATTGAATTAGGGTCAGTTGCCATATTTTGATAGTTCTGCCCTGCCATCAATGACCCAACACCACCAGCAGTAGCCATGTTAGTCCCTGCGCCTAGCTGGGATGAAGGTGTCATACCACTAATATTACTAAATGCTTGTGTCTGCATTGGATCAAACTCAGCTACTCTAGCATTAGGGTCCCCTTCTTTGTACATCTTGTAGGGGTTTTTGCTTATGTCAGTTAGTGCTTCAGTCGTGCCAAGCAGTCGCTCCATGTACGGTCTAGCGTATTCAGGAATAGTAGTCTGCGATGTAGATGTGCTAGTAGGCGCAGGTGCTTGGCTTGGACCCCCATAAAGTCGCATCTTGCCACCCTCTTTCTTAAAAGCATCTAGAGGTAGCAGTCCATCAAAATCTAAGTTGTTATTGCTCATATATCACTCCACAGGAATATCAAAACAGATGGAACGTGTCTTTAACCCATCGCTTTCAAATATCTTCTTCCACCCAGTACGCCCTTGTGCTTCTAATAGCTTGCAGTCATTATCTCTAGCAAACCTCTGCAGTACCACTAGCATGGGGGCTTTCCATGTCAACCCTTCATCCCCACCTATAAAATGCATAAACAACGTGCGCATCCTAGGGTATGTCACAACATGTGTACCAACTACACCATATATAACAGCACCATCAAAGGCTAGCCACAACTGTCGTGGCTCTGTTAGTAAACCTATCTTTATATCTTCCACCGTGTATCTGCCGGGGTAGTAAGATAATGCATCTGCTATATATCGCTCTACTGAATGCCATACACTTTCTATATGCTCTACAGGAACGAGTGAAATCTGCATTGACATTAGGCTGGCATAAACCTTTCAGCACGAGTATTAGCTGCAATATCCTTAGTCTTTCTCCGGGCTTTCTGTATACGGTCCATCATAGCATATAGCTTCTTAGCCCCTGCCTTAGTTGATCCATTACCTATCTCTGACACTATCCTAGCGGGTATTACAAATTCACCATCTGCTAATCTAGCTGGTTGCTTACCGCCTATAGATGCAGGGATAGAATCAGATACACCATCCCCGGGACCTTGCGTTAATCTACCACCATCAGAGTATCCACCTAGTGTAGCAATACCACCAGCAGCCATACCTTCTGCCCCTGTGAATGGGTTAACAACAGCATCCTGCGCTCCTACAACCTCACGAGGGACTGGAACAGCTGACCTATTACCATATTGACCTACGGCACCTGTGGGTAGCTGGCTTTGTGGGTACATAACATTATTTACTTCATTACCTACACTACCACCATCAGCATAATGGGTTACTGTTGGGGTTCCGTAGTCATAGTTAAAGTATTGCTGCCCTGATGCCCCACCTGTAGGGTCATACCCTTGAGTAAATCCGGGGTAGCTATAGTAATCGCCATGCGCTGTAGCAGGTTTAATCTGTTGACGGTCCGATGACATACTACCAATAGCTCCTGCACCTAGCCCAGCTAAAGCTAATTTATTGTTTCCTGCAAACTTACTAAATTCTCCGGGCTCAAACAGCTTATTAACCCCTCTTCCTTGTGCAGAGAGTGCATCGCTTACACCGCTCATATAACTTTGTGGAGCAGGTGGTGTAATAGAAGGAGGTGGCATGATAGAAGAAGGTGGAGCGCCATAGCTTGCAGGGCCAATATTTGCTGGTAGGGGCTGACCCATAGGCGCTGTGTATCCGGGTTTCATTCCTTGGAAGCTAGGCATCTGGCTATAGCTAGGGTTTGCCATTGCCTGCGCGTTTGTTAGTGGCTCAAATGGACCCTTACCCCCTGCCTGAAACCTATTTACCTGTGTGGGATCTATCGTTTTTCCAAATTGATTAACCATCGGCCTTCTTGCATTGTCTGCTGCTATCTTACCTGCTTCTTGAAATGACTTTTGCGTTGCATTTTGTGCTATTTGTTGTGCTTCTGTTCTCATCAATGCTTGTGCTTCTTGTGCTCCAAACCTACCAGCACCGGAAGCTAGATTAGCTCCTTGTGTTGAGGCAAACCCACCCAACCCGCCAGCAGCAGCTTCAGTAGCCCCTGCACTTATCCCCTTTGTCAGCGCTTGTGATGCTATTCCTCGCCCTGCCGCGCCAAATACACCCGGAGCTGCCTCTGCTGCTACTGTCCCTATTGTTGTCCCTACTCCCCCCGCCGCCGCTCCCCCCGCTGCCCCTAATCCAGCACCTAATGCACCGCCAGCACCAGCCATCAGACCAGTAAACAGTGATTTCTTAAAGCTGTTACCTACCGCCATACTGGTACCAAAGGCACTTAAAGCACCCGCACCAATCATGAAAGGAGCTGCCATCCCCCCTGTAGCAATAGTAGCTAGACCACCAACAATTACAGGTAGCCAGTCTTTCATGAAGTTAGCTTCGGGGAGTCCCGTTACTGGGTTTATAGTCATCTTAGTACCATGCATCAGAGCTAACTGATGAAGCCCTTGAACCTCATCGGGGGTGACATGCAAAAGCATCGAGTCACCATTACGCCCTTGGGCAGCTAGGTTTTGTACGTCTGGATGTAAACTCATAAAAACTCCCTATTAATTCCGTATATTATACGGCTATTCCACCACTAATGGTAACAGTTAGGTTTGCAGCTGAGGCTTTAACTTGTATCGTGCCACCAACGTCCATCAGCTGAGTACCGGTCCACTGTAAGTTATCATTTGCAGCGATAGATGAACCATAAAATAATGCATTTGCTACGAGCGCTGTACTACCGTTTGCCACTAAGTGCATGGTAAATGTAGTAGCAGCCCCACTTGTATTGCACACATCTATGCATTTTATATATAGCCGTTGAGCTGCAATTACAGTGTATATAGTTGTGTACCCCGTAGTAACTTCGGCTTGGGCTATCTGTATACCTGTAATGTCTTGGTAGGCCATTAATTACACCCCCAAGTTATCCAAAATAAAGAAGCAGAAACACCACCGGTACCACTACCACCACTACTACTACCACCACTAGCATTGCCTACAGTATTCATATACAACCTCAGTTGTTTTGATAGTTGATCTACTTGCCTAGGATCGTATTCTGCCGAAGCTAGCTGCAAGTTTGGTCCTACTGGTGGGATAGACGATGCCATATTATCTCCTGCCGTCAGTACGAATATCAATTCTAACAGAACCCAACTGCCATCTAGTTCCTAACCTTTCTGATTCTATACGCATGAGCATCTGTCTACCACGGATTCTTGTGTACACCTGCCCTGTAAATTCTTCAATAGGGTATGAGGCAATTCTAGTAACTGTAGGTTTAGCCCATAACTTACCTAGTACAGCAATTTCATTTACATAACCTTTAGGAGTAGTAATTGTCACAACAGAGCTAGAAGTCTTAGCTGTTATGTTCCATGTGCCCATTGGGGTTTGTAAGGCATACAGTAAAGGCTGAGTAGTAGTTGCATCAATTGTCACAGAGTTAAACATTGTACTAACTGATGTAGCTGTTCGATTTACACCTGTTCCTGTTATTGTTACATCCGATGTAATCAGGGGAGCACCTGCAGGGCCATAGTCTGTACCTGAGTTACGACGTTGTTCTAAAGATAATATAACTTGAGGTGGTACACCCTCTGGTGGCGTAGACCCTACAAAAGATACATCCGGCAGCATACGCCAGACAAAAGCTATAGCCTGCCCGTCACTAATATCAAAGTCAGACGACTCTATATATGCACTAATAGCCACTGGGGTAGTACCTGATTCATCATCAGAAGAAGATTCATGATATAAAATACGGTTGTTATAGTCAGTTGCCATAGGATAAGGCCGTAGTGAACTATCTAACCACGCAGTTCTATCTAGTGTTCCATAATACCAAATACGCTCTAGGTGGTTGTATATTACATACCGATCAATTGTAGTAGAAGCCGCCGAGCAGTAGTACCACCAGATCTCGTTATAACCCTCATTACCCCCGGAAAATACTTGGTATGACTGATCTCTATTTATATCGTTAAATATGTATTGTTTTAGGGTGCACGGCAGTGTCTCTACCCGTCCTGAATAGGAATAAAACTTATCCGTACCCATCCAGTAAGTAACATTATTAACAGTAAACATAGCTCTAGGGGACATAATAGAGCTCTCCCCAGACATCAAATTAATACCAAATACGTATGGTGGTCCTAGATACTGCAGGGAGTACAAAGCATTACTGGTCCATATAAGTGTTTCCTGCCTAGTTGTCTGACCGCAGACTATATAAGAACCACTAGATAGCCGATACTCACCACACTGATTAGTAACTGCTGGCACCCACTGGTATGGATTTTCTTGGTCTGACCACCGAACTAGCATTGGATCAAAGTCAGTATTTGAATCAGTAGGATCGTATGAGTTAGCTCCTAGACATAATACAAAACGCGAATCCCCAGACATAATAACTTGGTTAGTAATCTTAGGTACAAAGTTACCATCATAAGCAGGTACTACAGCCTGCGCTGTAGCTAGGGTACTTAATGCTATCCCTCTAGCCGATACCCCTCCAGTAGAAGCCCAGTAGTATATAGCCCCACCCCTAGGTGCAAATATCAAATCCTCACCATAGTTATCATGGGTCCATAACCTAAGCTGCTGTCCTAGTCCTGTAGTGCCCTCACTACCCCAAGTACTACGCCCCCATACATTAGCTCCCCAACCTAGACCCACTGTATATATGTCTAGCCCCGCAGTTACTTGATAGGCTGCTGTTAGTGTGTCCCCTCCACTTGCCCCAAACAAAGGACCCCCCGATGTTGAAGGTGTGGGTGTACCCGCCGTAGTTGTAATAGCAGCGCCACCGGGAGTAGCAGATAAGGTAAATGTTGTAGTCCCGTTAGTAGCTATTATGTAGTACGTTGATGGGCTAGTGTATCCTGATATAGACCCTGTACCTGAATACGTTCCTGAAACTCCCACTGCCATACCAACCGCTAATGGCGTACTAGCGCAAGTAAATGCACCTGTTATGCCTGTAATCACTACAGACGATAATATTTTTCCAGCTTCAGCAGCAGTAGAAAATCCTTCTGAAGTAGCAGTGTATGTAAGCCCTATAGGTGTACCCGCAGCGGAATCAATAGGTAGGCCGTTCTGTGTTGCTGATAAAGTAAAGGTTGTACCACCAGCATTAGCAGCAGTTATGTAGTACTTTGTTGGATTCACATATCCTGTAATAGACCCACCGCCACTATTAACACCAGAAATAACTACACTATTACCAAATACTGCTTTTATTGGTGAGCTTGCGGCACATGAAAACTGACCGTTTATACCTGTAATTGCTACATTTGATAGAGTTCCTAACGCTGTTTCTGCTACAGTAAGGTAATAATAAGAGTCAATTGTTTTTGTTATTTGATGCTCTATGTTTAATGCTGAATTTGATATACCACCAAACCCTGTAGCATCTGTAAATGTAACAAAGCTATTATTTTGACCAGTATTAGTAATATCATTAAATGTAATAGTTGATGTACCTACTCCAGCGCCTGTTGTATGAGATGCCGCAGTTGTACTGTTATACCCACGAGATAATAAAGACAGTGCTGCGCCTGATATAGAACCATAATATATCTGCTCTGAGTCAATCTTGATAACCCCGGAAGGTGCAAACCCCGTTGTGCTGGTTAGTGTTAATGAAGTTACTTCCGCTGTTATAGTCCCATCTAGCGTTGTATAAGGTACAGACATCTTACTGGAGTACACAATGGTATCTAGGATAGGAGTTACATCACTATAGACTCCACCAAGTTCAATGTAGTATTTAAGATTAGTACCTACACCTACATAGTTACTACCAGTCAATGAAGCCCAGTTAACTAATGCACGGCATGTACCTAGGAAGGTGGTGTTTGATAGGCGTGTCCAGCCACCTATTTTCTCTGGGAACCCAGAACGAAAACGAATTTTGTCGCCAGAATAGTACCCACCTTCATTAGAGTAGGTAGTAGATTCACGATTGATTCCCGGGCGCAGCTCTATTTTCTGTAAAGGCATTTACTTACCACCTATATTCTGCGCCAACACCAATAAAGAATCTTGTAGGAACCGACCCATTGCTATTGTTACTAGCAGCACCATAAGGTTGATCTACTGAAGCTATGCCACCAAAGTCTACGGCTTTCACGCTAAAGAACGTCTGCCGTGCCTGTATCCTAGCTGCTTCACCTACATCCGATATACCTGTGTATACACCTACAGCACCATCAGTCTTAAACTGAAACCACGGAAGTGGTAGTGTCTCTACAAAGGTTTCTGTCTTACCTGTTACTGTGTTTAGTACTGGAGTTACTTTATGCCTATGTCCATCTTCTGGGACTACAACTGAGTCTAATACTTTCTTACTATCATTATTCTGTACTTCTTTAGGCAGGTTTAACTTCTCCTTTAGTACCCTACCGCCTTTAACTGTTATAACTGGCATCGTCATTACAACACCTTCAGTCCCTGCACTAGCTACCTCAGATGCTGTAACTCCTAAGACTGACTTCCCAACTACTACAGGAGCTTTGTTATACCAATTCCAAACCCAACCAATAACTAGTAATACAGCAGCCAGCTCAAGCCCTAGACGTATCTTCCCGATTAAGCTGAACCCCGGCATGTTTTGTACTCCTCACTGCGCCTATTAGTCAGCCCTTTCAATGGCTTACCTTTAAACTTATCCCAGATCATTATCTGTTCACAGGCTCCTGCGTAGTCTCCAGCGTTTAACTTCTTCACTAAAGTACTGTTACAGAAAGCATTTATTCCTATATTATACGCAAGACTTACAAAAGCATCTAGCTCATATTGGTATAGAGGCACATTAATACAGGCTTTAATGCCATTACCGTACTTATCTAGGTTCTTTAACAGCATCATCATCTCCCGCACGGGTTCAGTCTTATCCCCCATGTGTACCCCTTCAGTCCTACCAACTCCTATGGTGGGTACATCCCCCGGCACGGGTATTACTGCTTTATCTGTATAACCTTCATGCACCATTACAGAAACTAGCAGTGCTGCACCAATCCCTAACCCACCTACTGACTGTCTTGTGCTAGGCTTAATCACTTTACAGGGCCATCTGTCTGCGTACGTAACCACCAATTAGCAGCGTTGTTGATAGCACAAATACCTAGTAATAACGTAGCTACCCATGCCGGTGCAACTTCTCTAATAAAGTCTGTAAAGAACTCTGCCCCTACTAACACAATAGATACTGACCCCATGACGCCATTAAACCACAGAGTCCTAGAGTGTTTCTTTAACTTCATCTATGGGCGCTCACACCAATTAAGGCTAGTGCTAGGCCACCTATAACGGCAAGACCTATGAATGCCTTCCAGAATATGTTCTTAGCTGATTTATAGTCTGCAATCAAACTAGCTATATCCCTATGGTCATTATAGTGTTGCTCAGGCTCTACAAAAAAATCCTTGCGGTTCTCTTTTAGTAGTACACAGAGTCGTTGGGCTACGGCATCTACTTCCTGTTCGTTCATGTCATAGGTCCTATCATTCGAGTGGATGTTTCAATCAGGGCTTTAGTTGTAGACTCATTAGCTTTTACCATCTCATTTCTAAATGATTCTACTGCTGCACCCGTCTGTCTTTGTTGCTGGGAGTTTTCGATCAGCAGCATGGGGGTCCAAGCTATTGCACAATCTCCATTAGAGACTGTCTCCCCCGTCTGAGGATTCATACCTTGTACATGCACCCAGAACCGGCACTTGACCAGCTCACCATCTTTGATAGCACCATCCTCAATGCACTCAGAACCCATCAAAGGACATAAAATCTTAGCATCTTTAGCCATTAGTCTTTACTCGCAATAATGAAGTCGTAGAATTTTAACCCTTGTGTTAAGGAGTGAGAATGAGAGCCACTACCTCCTGTTGACTGCGTTTGAACTGTAACAAAATTTGAAACAGGGCGACCTGATGATGCCCCTGCAGCGCCTGATGTAGTTGTTTCAGGGTATCCGTGCGTATGTGCTGGAATATCTGCAATCTGTAATGTGTATCCCCCAGTAGCAGTCTGCGCAGCCCATGTACTAAAGGCAACTGAACCCCCGCTTGGGGTAACTGACCCAGTAACAAACCTAAGAATAGAATCATTAATAGCTGCTGTTGTATCTTTAGTCCAGCCCGTAGGAGCCGCTGTTTGCTGAAACCCGATACGTGTTCCTGAAGCAAAAGCTGGTGCATTAGCAGTTGAAGCCCATGCAGTACCGGTAGACGATAGTATATTACCCGCTGTGCCGGGAGCTACGGCACTTACAACCCCTGCAGTTCCTACTAATGCACCTGTAAGGGTTGTAGCTAGTGTTGTAGCTCCTAATGCTGTTAGGTTGTTACCTGCAATGAAGTTGCCTGTAGTAGCGGCGTTACCGTTTATTACTCCACCTGCTCCAAACCCCGTTAGTATAAAAAAATCTAACCCATCACAGTACACTACATATTTACCAAAAGGGACTGTAGCTACAGCTCCGGTAGCAGTTCTCATGATTATGTTCTTATTACCTAGTGGCTCATCAGTGAAGTTATCAATAATGTAGGTCTTTGCCACTGCCGGGGCTGTTACATAGCAGTCAGCAGAACGAAGCCCTGTAAACCGTAGAACCGCTGATCTAGCTTCATCGGTAGTGCCTGCGTTAGCAGTTAAGATATAACTACCAGAACCGGTAATAGATATTGTGGTTACTGTAGTTATAGAATCAACTAGTAATGAGCATATGTTCTTGTTGGTTGTATCACCCCAAGACCCTGATTGCTCACCGTTGGCTATGTTCTCAAGTCGTAGGTTATTTGCATAAGTTGATGGCATTAGTCTTTACTCGCAATAATAGAGTCATAGTACTTAATGGCTTGGGTAAGTGGGTGAGTATGGCTTGTACCACCCCCTGCTGGATAGTTAGTTGCAGCTAGTAGATCATGGTCATCGGGGTTAACAGTTCTGGAGCCATCTATCGAACCATCATGACTATAGCCCTGAGAAACAAAATATGGAGTAGTGTTACCTGACCCGCCTGTATGGGTATGGATTGGCATTTGAGCAGTTGTTAGCGTGTGCGCCCCAGTATCAGTCTGTGCAGCCCATGTACTAACCCCCACAGATCCGCCAGAACCCCCACCAGTCCCAGTAACAAACCTAAGAATAGAATCATTAATGGCAGCAGTCGTGTCCTTAGTCCAGCCCGTAGGAGCAGTTGCCTGTGGAAATATGAGCTTAGTACCTGCTGTAAATGGAGGAGTGTTCGATGCTGAAGCCCAAGCCGTACCATTAGAAGTCAATACATTACCAGAAGTGCCGGGGGCTACAGCACTTACAACTCCTGCTGTTCCTACTAATGCACCTGTAAGGGTTGTAGCTAGTGTTGTGACTCCTGTAACCCCTAAGGTCCCTGTAATACCTACATTACCCGTAACAGTTCCACCAGCAGCAAATCCCGTCTGTACAAATGTATCAATACCATCACAGTACACGGTGTATATACCAAAAGGGATTGTAGCAGCTACAGCACCCGCATCAGTGCGGATAATTAGGTTTTGTTTAGCTAGTGCAAGATTGGTGTAGTTATCAATGAGGTAGGTCTTAGCAACGGTAGGGATGTATATAGTACAAGCAGCAGCGATATCGCCGGTAAACTTTAGAACTGCATTCCTAGACTCATCAGTTACCCCATTAAATGAAGTAAGTGTATAGGTAGCTAACCCTGTAATGCTTGTTGTAGCTAACCCTGCAATAGAGTCAACTAACAAAGAGCATATGTTCTTGTTGGTTGTTTCACCCCAACTCCCAGACTGTTCGCCGTTGGCTATGTTCTCAAGTCGTAGGTTATTTGCGTAAGTTGATGGCATGATGGGCCCAAGTATGTTCGTGTATTATATATGAATTTTATTCTTTGGGCGTAGTAAATATTATCGACGTGACTGAGGGGATTGTCCTATTACCCGATTCTACAAAGGTCATAGAGGGCTCCAGTATATCCTCCTCCTTTACCCCGGTTCTTAGCGCATGGATGCAGTAAGCCAGACTATCATCCTCTAATGCTTCTATGAAGTGTAACTTATTTTTAACTACATATACTATCTGCGGGGATACAAATGTCTTTTCCCTACCCTCAACAGTTATCCTGAATGACCCCCTTGCTAGCAAAGTTATGTGGTCATATGTGTGCATATGTGGCTTATTTGTGTCTCCCTTATGCTCAAAATGCATTTGCCGTGTCCATAAGTTCGATACGCATGCTATTTTATCCTTTACCATAGTTGCCCCCCTTATATAGTTGACACAGGAATAATATCTTTTAGCGCTGCAAACACATTGACAAACACAGTGCCATCTTCCAGTGCTTCTATTTCATGCCATTCATCAGCAACTAGGTTCACGGGTTGCGTGTTCTTAGTCATCACTATTTCTTTGCCTTCCTTACGGACTACTATAGAACCTGCGTGGCATACAGACGCATGGCTGAATGTATGGTCATGTTTAGGCAGTCCTTCACCCGTATTGACATGGTATATATTCAACTGCGCCCCATCATATGTAAGACTGTGTGCTGGAGCTACAGACATAACCATCAGAATTCCTGCGTCCCAGTAGAGGTCACATTACCTATAGGCTGTCTATGGGCCTGCATATCCTGTTCCTGCAGTAGGTCTACCGCCTCTTGCGCTGTATGCGCCCCATCCCATAGATTCTGGCAGTCTACCGCCCATACAGGCAGCTCTGTGATACGCTGATTAGCAGGTTTATGTCCACCAAAGCTAACCTCATTAAACTCTACCCACCCACCATTCGCATGGTCCCACTGTAGGGCCGATACCCCCGCCGGTACGTGGTTATCTATGGTAGGTATTACATAGGCCATACCATCTACATATACTGCGCTATCCGCAGCCACTATAGTAAGTCTCATATTTATCCCATACCTAGTTTTTAGAGGCCATAATTATATCTACATATAACACTGATAGATTAAGCGAAGCGTCCATTGATCCACCACTTGCATGCGTGTGCGACTGCCCACCTCCAATAGGCGCAGTACTTCCTGCCGGAGCGCCAGCACCCATCCCCGTATAAAACCCCCCATTAGTGTTGCTATTTTTATACGTAACGACCCCCCCTGCCACAAAGTGAGTATGCAGTGGGATCTGCGTTTGATCTAATGTGGTGCTTCCTGCCACTATTGATGTCGCCATTGTTTGCGCAGTAAGCGCCGTACTAAATGCAGTGATACCCCCCGATCCGGCGGTGCCTGATACCACCCGCAGTGTCTTATTATCATGCGCCGTTAGTTTTGTCCACCCCGTCGGGGCTGATGTTTGCTGGAATAACATAATAGTACCGGATGCAATGGGCACTTGCGTGGGTACGGGACAGGGCAGTATGTTTATGTATGTCCCTGTATTTACTCTATTTCTATATAGCATAATATTTAGTTTTTCTGCGCAAGTATTATATCTACATACTGCACCGACAATTGTAGCGTAGGAGACACGGGGGTCCCTGATGTACTATGCTGGTGACTACCCCCACCGCCAATTAATTGGCTGACTTGCGGTCCAGTGGAACCCGGCTGAACTACTGGCTGGAGGTAAGACCCGGAGGCAAAACATTTTCTTTGGGTTATGCCACCTACCAAATGGGTATGGGCGGGAATCTGTGTCAGTGATAATGTAGTAGCTGCCCCCACAAGCGTATTTGCTGCAAATGATACTGACTTATCTGTGAATACTGTACTAAAGCCTGTCGTACCTCCCGAACTAACGGTCCCTGCTACTAACCTTAACATCTTATCATTATGTGTGGTTATTTTTGTCCATCCAACTGGAGCCGCTGTTTGCTGAAATATAGATATACTCCCTAACGGTATCGTATAACTGAAATTACTAATACTGTAGGGTAGTGATCCTATATTGCTGGCTGTGTTCTTACTATTTCTATGTATCATATCTAATTCTTTTGGGCTAGTATGATGTCTACATAGTTAACACCTAGTGGTACAGCAGCTGATATAGTAGTAGAAGCATGCGTATGTCCTAAGCCACCACCTATACCACTACTGCTCGTAGATAGTACCCCGGGGGGTACATGATTCCATGCAGAATAATACACGCAGGGGACCGGATAGCTACATGTATTAAGTGTAGCCCCTTGTACTATATGCGTATGCCCCGGCATTGTAGGTATTGTTATAGTTGTACTATTTAAAGAAAGCCCAGTTACAGTTGGGGTTTGGCTAGTAAACACTGTAGTAAATGGTAGTGTGCCACCTGCACTAGCCGTTCCTGAGACTATCCGCAATGCCTTATTATTGTGTGTTGTTAGTTTAGTAAAACCCGTTGGCGCTGTAGATTGACCAAATACAGCTATATCCCCCGGATTAATAGGTGCATCAACAGGCCATGCATAAGGCAGGGTATTTACCACACCCCCAGCACCATTACTATCTTCGCTGATATTAACCCTGTTACGGTATATCATATTAGGCGGCGATTCTTTCCCATGTATTAGACTGGTTTACGTTCAGTGTTGTCCATACAGTTTCTCGCCCAATTGTAAAAAATGTACCTTGTACTCCAGTAGGAAATACATAAGAACTTAATTGAACATTTACATTTCCAATAGACCCTGTAGCTTGTAATCCTGATGGGTATAATATAACCGCATTTCCTTCCGCTATAACATTGCCTATAGCACCGGTAGCTTGTAAACCATCATGGATTAATATTATTACATCATTTGCTACTACTATTTCGTCGCCTATAGCACCGGTTGCTTCTACGCCTGTAACGCTAACAAACCCTAGTCCTGTCTCGTTAGTATCACCTACAGCAGTAGTAGCTTCTACGCCTACAAGTAAGACTTGCCCGGGATTTTGTGTGCGTAGCCGTACATCATTTATAGCATCCCCATTTACTACAGAACGGAGGAATACGTCATTGTTGCCAGTAGGTACAATAGGGCCATAGAACCCAGTGTTATCTACTATGAAAGGTTTAAACCCTCTAGTCTGGTCATTACTTACAGCAATCACAACTGAATTACTTGTTGGTACCGCTGATACAACACCAAACGGAGACATAGCTGGTATCGCACTATTAACACCCGGATTAGCTGTATTAGCGTTGAATGTTAATAGCTTACCTCTACCCCCATTAAGCGTACTACTGTTGAACACATATCCCGGGTTCCCCATGTTAGGGGCAGGTATAAAGTTAAACGGTTTTACTATTAAGTTCTTAGCCCATATAACAGGCCAGTCTTGTGGTATTGACGGGAATGCTATTCCCGGTATGGGTAGGGGCGCTGCTGCTGCAGGGACTGGAGGGTCAGAAGAAAATGATGATAATAGTGTAGTCCGTGAGGCTGGAACTACCGTGTCTATTGTCGGTGCTAGAGGTAAAATGTAAGGCGCATAAGCCGCCGCATACCTACCCCCGGGATTGTTTATATTAGCATTCGCACGGGCTATTAACTTGCCCATACCCCCATCAAGCGTACTTAGAGAGAACCTATAGTTAGGATCCCCCATATTAGGCGCAGGGATACCATCAAAGGTGCTTTGTATTACATTCTTAGCCCATATAGCAGACCGGTCTTGTAGGGGTGCGGGGAAGGCGATTGGCATTGCAGTGCCTTACTGTATTAGGGGTGTTGCTACTAGTGTCCTTAACGAAGTGCCAAACAAGTCTGGTTGGTTTGCTACAGCTTTATATTCTACTAAGAAGAACGGCCCACTGTATGTACCCAGCCCAGCTACTTGCCAGTTTCCTTGGTTGTCCGAAGTAGTTTCTGCTACTAATACTTTATCAAATGAGCGGAACACAGAAACTAAACAGTTAGCCAGTGGCACACCATACTGGTCACGACTTACCCCTGTCAACTGCTGGTTATAGGCAGGTAGCAGTTTAGTAAAGATAATACTTGCATCTACAACTGAATTAACTGTAGGAACAGCTGGGGTAGTAGCACTCTGTTCTCCTATCTGAATTCTATCAGGTAGACTACCCGGGTTCTGCAAGTTGGCTGTTGATTTTGGCAATAACTTACCCATACCCCCATTAAGCGTGGCTATCGAGAATATATAATTAGGGTTCCCCAGATTAGGTGCGGGGATACGGCTACCAGCCGGTTTCTGTATTAAGCTCTTAGCAAATATATATGACCAGCCAAGTAGTGCTGGAGGAAAAGGTATTCCTGTTATAGGAATAGGTAGTGGGAATGGTGTAGCATCAAATGCATACGTCAATATAACTTCTATATTAACTGGCTGCTGCTTTATGACTGGCGGTATAAATGGCGTATACGGTATAGCAAAATTACCACCCGGATTATTCAGGTTATTATTTGCTTTAGGTATAGCTTGAATTACACAACCACCCCCAAGAGTATTGTATGAAAACTTATAGTTGGGGTTCGCCATGTTCGGCGCAGGAACCACATAAAATGGTTTCTGTATTAAATTCTTAGCCCATGTAGCAGACCATCCTTGTATGGGTGCGGGGAATGCTACCCCCATATCCGCTATAGGTAATATTGTGCCTACAGCCCCAGTGTAATCAAATATTAAGTTAAATAATCTATTGTTAGTTGCGGGTGCTACTGTATCAACTGTAGGGGATAGGGGGGTAATAATGGGCATATAAGCTGCCGCATACTTACCCCCCGGATTATTTGTATTAGCATTCGACTTAGCTAATAACTTCCCCATGCCTCCATCCAGCGTACCTAAAGAAAACCTATAGTTAGGGTTCCCCAAATTAGGAGCAGGAACCCCATTAAAAGTCTTCTGTACTACATTCTTAGCCCATATAGCAGACCAATCTTGTAGAGGTGCTGGGAAGGCAATTGGCATAAAACTTAGTTACACACATCAACTACATAGTTATGCACTTGGAATGAACCAGTAGCTACAGTCTGCGTGAAGAATACATCCAGTGCAGAAGCTGCAGTGTTGTCCATACCAGCACCAACAGCAGGAGTACCGACAGGAACTTGCAGTATGCCGTTAGAGCCAGCAGCATTTGCTGGAGAGCCTACGACTGCTTCTGACGTGAAGAAACCCATAGGGAAGAAAGTGCTAGAAGCACCAACGCCAACCGCACGGCAGATAAGTTCTACTTGGAACATCCAAGGTACTGTGGTTTTTGCTACGACGTTCAAGTTCAACGCACCTGTATCAAACACAATCGTAGTACCTGCAGCACCCATACAGATGTCAAGACGCGCTGTACCCGGTGAGGTAACGGCACATGAGATTGCGCCAGACATCGTGTAACGAATACGACGACCAACGTAGAAAAAGTTATTCGGCAGCACAATGCGGTTAGCTGTCGGAATACACGAGGCTCTGGTACCGGCAGTGTTTGCCACCCCAGAAGTAGAACTAGATACGACTGTTTCCCATGACATAATATTACTCCTTATTTGAAAAGTATTACCCTACCCCGACGGGGTAATCTAAGCAATACGGATTATAGCATTTGCTGCATCTGCAACTGGGAATACTATAGTAAAGTCACCCAATGTTGAAGTCTTATCACTACCAAAATCTAATACAGCAATTGCTTTATTTACTGCACTAACATTATATATCAATGCGCCTCTGGCTGTCATAGTCACTGCGGGAAATACTGCGTCTGTAAAATCAACTATAGCAGTCGTGCCACTTAATGTAACCGTTGTCCCTAGTAATACCTGCCCCCCAGCTACATACGGCGTACCACCAGAGCTAATTACTTCATTAGCCGTTGTGTATATTGTAGTAGCTGCACTCAGTGTTGCAGCGCTGGTATACAAAGCTATATATATCTGGTCGCCAAGTAAGTTATGGACACCCTCTAGTAGCTCTTCTTTAAACGAACTGCACATTCCCTGTGTGATTGCCATAATATCCCCTAAAATTAGTTAACTGGAAGCCGTACTTGCCCACTACGGTATGCGTCTCGGCGGTCTTTTCCATCACCCAAGCCCTTCAGTAACTGAAGTGACTCACTAAAATGCTTGGCATAATACCCAATAATATCAGCCTCGGCTTTCATAAATATAGCTGCTTCTGTTAATGCGCCATATAATAACACAGAGTCAAAATTATTCCCAAGCCATGTAGTACCTGAGGCTGCAGTTGTTATACTCTCTGGGTACCCATAGTAATGCAATTCTACAGTATACGCCAGATCCGGTGTAGGTCCAATAATATAGGTAGTAGCATCAAGCTGCGCATAGTGTCTAGGTATTCCTGTTGCTGATGGATAAGGGTATGCAGTGCGTATAAAATTAACGTCCTTATTCAATAGAAATGACTGCGCCAGTGTTGTAGGTGCAACTACAGCTAAAGAGAAAGAAGACAGATAATCTGCGGGCAGTGTAATATACTGCGTCCCTGCTACTAATGCTGATGTCTGATTTATTCTTGTTGCTGGTAGCTGTACTGAGTTTATTACTGCCTGTTCTGCTTGCCTTACAAACGTAGGGATAGCCGCTACGAAGTCAGTCTCGTAGTTCTCACAAAACGATTGTATAGAAGCATTTAGCTCATTATAGTTCATTGCCTACCTTATTGGCTGTTCTTGCTGAAGCCCTTACCCTTAATAGCTGCACCAGCACCACGCATTGTCTTGGTATTGGTCTTAGGGATATTGTTAGGATACCCAACATCTTTCTTATCAAGTGCTGCAGCTGGGGCTTCTTTAGGTTGTCTGTATATTGCCATGTTAGCCTCCTTTCTGAGCACGGAT